TTTCTGATACATTGTATCTAGTTTCACGCCTTAATAGCTGCACAAGCGATTTTCCGGATGCTTTAGGCTCGACTAATATTTGCGATATTGGAACTCCGCACGATTGCACAAAAGAGGTAACAAAGTTTTTTAGCTCAGGCATTTCTAAATACTTGTCAATGCTTTTAAATATGTAAAGATTGTCGCCACTTTTACCGCTTATTTGTATTCCGGTCGGATCGTTTCTTGTGTCTTTGGTATAAGCGCCATCAATGTACATTTCAAAAGATATATCGCTCGGTAACTCGGCTCTGTGTATAATATTAAACCAATCTTTTCGCCACTCTCCACCCTCAGGAGGCGAAGGGATTTGTAAATACTGACCGCTAAAAGTATATCTGTCGGCTTGTCTTATTGCTTCAAGTTCCTCAAAAGAATGTTTTTCGGGCCATAACGCATTGTTATTATCATCCAAGGCTGCTAACTTCAAATGATGCCATTGCTCCCCACTACCGCCGTCTAATAAATAACCGCTTAAATCCTCCTCGTGTAGCCTTTGCATAATTACGATAATAGGAACATCCCTATCATTAACCCTTGAACGAATAGTTGTATTATATCTATTGTTTATAAACGACCGCCTAACATCAGACAATGCGTCATCAGGTTTTAAAGGATCATCAATTATAATTGCTCCACCGGTACCCGCACCAAACCCGGTAATTGCACCCCCGGAGGATGTTGCATAAACTCCACCGCCTTGCGTTGTGTACCATTTTTTTTGTGATTGTGAATCTTTTTTAAGTTGCAGATTCCAAATGCTTTGGTAGGCGTCTGAATTAATATATTCTTTTGTCATTGAACTATTATCTAGCGCCAACGAATCAGAATAAGATAAATGTATAAATTTTGCCATAGGATTTTTAGCAAGTGTCCAGGCAATAAACATTTTAACGGCTATTTCAGTTTTTCCGTATCGTGGAGGTATATTAATTATAAGGCGCTTTATTTCGCCGTTATGTACTTTGTGTAGTGTATTAGCTAATGTTCTGTGAAACTCTGCTGCCTCGAATTTATTTCCGGTATTCTCTTTGAAAATATAACGAGTAAAAAACAAAAGCGAATCCTCACATTTTTGTTTAATTATCTCGTTAATATTCATCGTTTAGAATGTCGTCAATCTTTTTTCTTGCCTCGTTTGATAATTTGCTCGTACTAACCTCTGCGGTCATCTCTACCTCTCTACGTTCTACATAACCACGCTTTTTGCCTTTGGTTTTTAAATAGAATATTGTTGCAGTTGTGTTTCCGTCTTTTATTTGCTTATGTAGTTGCGATTCAGCAAAGTCTAAAGTTAAGTTTTGCAATTCATCAACAGACGCTCTAAAATCCTGGTCATTGTTGTAATACTTATAAAAGGTTGATCTATGACAATCAACTATTTTACAAGCACTTGTGACTACTCCTAGTGATTTTTCTAATGCGTCTAAAAGATTATTTTTTAATATGTCGGTTTTTGTTGCCATAACGCAAAGTTAAAAAAATATAAATACATAAAAAAACCTCCCATTTCTGAGAGGTACAAACTTAAATTTTATGAAAAAGAATTTTAAACTATGTTATAAATTCAATGCTAAATTATAATTTTTCTTTTAATTGTGCAAATTTATTTACCACACAATTCGCAAACTTCTTTGTCTGTATCGTTTTTATCTTCTTGGTCTTCATCAATAGGAACATCATAAACGGGTAGATCAACCCCCCATTCTACTAATTTTTGAACATCCCATTCATTCGCTAGTATATCCCAATCCCACTCTCCAAAACCTACATTGTCTTTAACAATAAACTCTTGCTTCTGTTCTTCTGTCCAACCTTGTGCAATATCAATCCAAACCTCAAACAACCCGGCAGACTTACAAGCCTTTAAACGCATATTTCCGCCAAGAACAATCATATTCTCATCAACTACTATTGGCCTTTTCTCCAACATCTCAGGAAACGCCTTAATTGACTTGACTAATTTTTTAAATTTAGAATCTTTTATAAATCTTGGATTGTCCGGATTTTCTTTTACAGATGCAATGTTTACTTTTTTTTTCAAAAGAGTAATTATTTATCTTGTGTAAACCAAACAAAAGAAATTCCAACTACCGCAATAAAGAATTGCAAACAATGTTCTGTTTCTCCGGTTAAATCTGTTTCGCCAAAATCGTCATCCATTTTAGAATTCCAATAATTAGCGCCAAAGCAAATGCCGAATAAAGCAAAAATAGTTGTGTTGAAGTTTATGTTCATACTTGCCAGTATTTTTTGTAAATATACAAATATAATTCTATAACTTTTTTTTGTGCTTCCTCTTGTGTGTATATTTTTGGCGATACTTTTTTGTCTCCATTTTCGTTTATTTCAACTTTCAAACCTTTTTTTGTAGGTAAAACGCCGACTGTAACATTGTTTTTTATGCACCATTGCATTGCCTTTCTGTGTTCGTCTGTTTGCGGTATGTTTATTTTTTTGGTTTTTGGCATTAGTATATTGTTTTTATTATACTACTTGCAACTGCCTCAACAACATCAACTGTAACTGCATTACCGCACATTTTATATCGTTGTGTATCGCTTATCTTTCCACTTTCTCCGTACTCAGTCCAATTATCAGGAAAGCCTTGTAATCGTTCACATTCAATTGGTGTTAATCTTCTTATTTTGTTTTCATTAATAATTCTTTCATCAGCTGAAGTTGCCGTTAAAGTTGGGGAAATACCATTTGTTTTATAAACTCTATTTGTTTTTTCAAAAACTGATTCTTTTTCAATAAATTCACAAATTTGTTTATCAAATATATTAGATTTTATATTTAAACATTTTTTTAAATCTAACCAATTTTCTGCGTCAGGTATTGCAAAAGATTTATCTTTTCTAAACCAATGCTCCACTTTTGTTTTTTTTACATTAATTTCTTTAGATATTTGTTTTATCGACTTTATTCTATGTTTTTTTAAAAATTGTTGCAGTTCTTTAATATTTATTTTATGTTTTCTAACTTTTACAATTTCTGGAATATTATTATATATCACAGATTGTTGTTGTTTTATTATTGGTGGCATAGTAGAAAGGTCTGTTTCTGAATGTTTACGAGTAGCTAAACAAGGGCTATCTCCGTCTTTTCTTGGTCTAAACCCTTCATCATTTCTAAAATCTCCTACTTGTAATCGTATGTTATTATGACAAGGATTAGTCAATGTTGGGGATTCATTTCTGTATTTTTTATTATATACATCTATAAATCTATTTCCTCCACCCTTTTCAACAAAAGATTCAACGACTTTTGAGATAGGAAATACTTGTCCTCCACTTCCGTCTCCAAGATATCCGACAAGGTAGATTCTCTCTCTGTTTTGGGGTAGAAACCACTTTGTATTAAGCAGTTGCCATTCAAGTCGATAACCCCCAAGGTTGGTAAAGGCTTGGATAATTGCCCAAAAGTCCTCGCCATTGTTTGAGGAGAATGTTCCTTTAACATTTTCCCAGATAAAAAAACGTGGTCTGCATTCATCGATGAGTCGAATTGCTTCGGTAATAAGGGAGCTTCTATCTCCTCCCATCCCTTTACGTTTTCCAGCGAGACTAAAGTCTTGGCAAGGGCTTCCGAAAGTGATTGCATCGATTTTTGGTAATTGTTCTGCTCGAACATCTGTAACTGAGCCGACATAAGTTGAATTTTTAAAGTTATTTTTATAAACGTCTATTGCGTATTTGTCAATCTCTGAAAAGTATGAGTTTACTTCAAAACCCGCTTTTTCAAAACCTAAGTGAAATCCGCCAATCCCACTAAATAAATCTAAGTGATTAATTTTATTTTTTTTCATTTGTTTTATTTTTAAAATGGTACATTATCATCGGTTACAACTTCAAACCTTTTTGTATTTAAATCGACATCCCTATAAACACCGCCGTTTTTAAAATCAGGAGCAATATCAAAATCGCCAAGTTGTCCGTTTTCTTTTCGTTTTACTTTTTCAACATACATTTTAACAATATCCGAATCAAATTTTGTACGTTGGCCAATACATCTATAAACTATTAATCCGTTGTAGGCCTTATTAAAAAAGTCAGCAGAGCCACTTATATCATACAAAGTTGGTTTTTTATAGTTTCCGTTTTCGCTTTCTATTTTTCTAGGGTGCGCCACTAAAAACAAATGTGTATTAGTTTGCTGACAAAATTGAGTAATTTCCGATAATACTTTCCCAATATAAGAATGGT